TCAACATCTAATTTTAATAAAAACGCAATTCCTACTGGAAGTGCTATTGATTTTTTTAACCAATTATCATCCCATAGAGACACTACAGATACAAGATTCTTCTTAACGGTAGTTAATACACTATTTGGGGGATCAGTAAACCCTCCTATTAGAACTATAGATGATGATGCTATATCAACTATTGCTTTAACTAAAAATTTAGCAGAAATATCCACTACCGAAATAATGGGTGGCTATGGAGGGGGTGCACTGGTTGATTTAGATAGTACCTTTACATTAAATAGAAACTATAATCCAGGCCTTCCACAGGGAGCAGGACAATATTCGGGAAGTTTTGATATTTCAATTCTAAATGAAGAAAAACCAAGCGTATTAATTAATATGGATAGAGAAACTGAATTCCCAGATGGTAGAGGATCTAAACCTACTATATTAATACCAAGTAATTTACATCCTTTTATACAGGATAATTTAATACATTTTAGTGCAAAAGCAGGATTAGATATTGGAGATAGAAAAGTAGTACCAGAATTAAACGAAACTAATAGAAATCTTCCTTAAAAGATATATATTTATAAACAAAACGAGAATTAAATGGGATATTTAGATAACTCAAGCGTTATAGTAGACGCAGTACTGACCCGAAAAGGACGTGAACTCCTTTCAAAAAATCAATTCAATATAACCCAATTTGCATTGGGGGATGATGAAATTGATTATACATTATATAATGAAAGTCATCCTAATGGAACAGCTTTTTATGGTGAAGCAATAGAAAATTTACCTTTAATTGAGGCTATTCCTAATGAAAACAATACGATGATTTCAAAATTAATTACTTTACCTCGTGGTACAACTAAAATCCCAGTATTAAGCTTAACAACTGAAAACATAACAGTTTTAAAAGGTACACCTTTTAGTATTTCTCCTACTACTTTAAATTTTGATAATACAACAGAAACTTATTCATTTACAGTTGCAGATAGAAGATTACTTCAATCTATATCAGCTACTGGGGGGCAAAATTCGGGTACAGTAGATATTCCATTCACTGGCACCGCATTATCCCAAACAGTAGTAGGTACAACTCTTAGTGGTGTTGCACTAAGTGGCACTACATTATTTGGATCTAATGCTGCTTTAGCTACTTCTATCATTGTAATTGGATTACAATCAGGAGCTAGAGGTACGATAACATTACAAGTAAATAAAGAAGGAGGCAGTGGAACCGTTGAAGCATCACAAGCAAGAACCGAATATTAATAATAAATAAACATGGCCACATATACACAATTTGATAAAACCCCTGAAGTTGGAGACGTAGTAGATGATTTGCAAAAAGTATTTGCTTCTGCATGGAGTGGAGGAGTCAATGATTTAGCAACTTCAGGATTTTTTTCTTCTAGCACCCAGTATATAACAACTGATTCTACTTCTAGTGGAGCATTTTTTATGGAGATTTTTGATAAAAATCCTCAAAGCGATACTTCAGCAGAAGTCCAATTTTCTATAGCATATGGACATAGAAATGGAGGAGGGGGATTAGATTTTAATGATGATGCTGGAGCAGAAAATATATCTTCTACTAAAGCTGTCTACTCTCAATATAGAAATTTAGTATTTGGTGGTGATGAAACACAGAATTTTACCTTTGATGGACATACACCTGATGATATTTACGTTATTAATATAAATAGATCTAGATATAAAAACCAACTCAGAGTAGGAAACAATTTTAATATACATTTATCAGGTTCGCATCACGGTACTATTTTAAAACTAACTGATGATTCAGTAACTACTTCGGGATCAGCAAATGCCTTTAGAGCAGGTGTGGGTAGAGAGTTTAATCTTGTATCAGGGTCAAATGGTACAAGAGTAGGAACAAGTAATACTTTTGTTACAGATAGTGGATCATATGGGTTTGTATACCCAGATGCTGGTCTTATTATTTTAAACGCTGATGCTTTAAACCATAGTGGTTCAGGAGCTGATAGAAGTGGAATTAACTTAGGAACAACTACCACAGCGGATACTGCAGGAAGAAATCCAGTAAAACTTCAGAATGCTTTAATTAATGGTAATCAATTTATATTAGACTCAGCTGAAAGTATAGCAAGTCAATTTTATTTTGTTAGAGTTAAAAACGGAGAATTTAATTATACTACTAATAATTCATTTACAAAAAGTGATGGCACTCTACAACATGATTCAATGATTGATAATCCTCAAGTATACATTACAACTGTAGGCTTATATAATGATAACCAAGATTTATTGGCAGTAGCTAAGTTATCTCAACCATTACCTAAAGATTTTACAAAAGAAGCCCTTATTAAGGTTAAACTTGACTATTAATGCCTGGCACATTTAAAAAGCTAAATGCAAATGACATAAAAATAACACCTTTTGAAGCTCATAAACAGTATAATAATACTGATTTAGCTTCAATTGGTGCTAGTACGTCATCTTTAGCTTGGAGTGGTAAAAATAAAAGTACGTTTAATAGTAGTAGTTTAAAGTATTATCAAATAGATAAACTTTACTACCGAAATTATATTTCAAAAAGAGCTAATCTTTTAGAATTAACAGACGCTACTTATACTACTCAAGAAAGAAGACTATATGAAAGCGCTAGCTTATTAAGTTTAAGTCAAAAAACATTTGGTTCGGAAGTTCAACCAGGGTCATTTAATTTATCTATTACTAAAGGAGGTGTAACATATAATATCACAGATGATGGATTTGGTAATTTATATGATACTACTATAGGTAAAGAAAATTTTCCCAATGAAGATCAAAGAGTACTTTATCTAGCACCTGTACAAGGTTTTAAAAAAACAGATCTAACATTAGACACTAAAACAGGCAACACATTAGTAAACCCCCCTACTTCTTATAATAATACTGTATATGATGATTCATATTTCCAAAATACAGTAACATATTATAAAAATAAATTTAATAGAGAACATTTTAATACCCCATCAATAACCCAAGGAGGTAATGCGGATGCTAGAGTTACTATTCAAAATGCTCCCCATTTAAACTTTAATGATGAAAATTTTTGTATAAGTTTTTATTATAAACCCGGATCTGATTTTAATACTTTTATATCTGCCGAAACCACCGAATTTATTCTTACTAAAGAAGGTGCACAAAATTCTCCCCCTCTAGGATCTGAAGCCGGAGGAAATTTTTCAACAGATATTTCGGGAGCATTAGATATTACTACAATTCCCGCTCCTCCCCAATTTCCATATAGATTATCTGTAAAAGGTATAAATGGAGGAGGAACAGGTTCTTTAACTTTTGAAAGATTTGATGGAGAAAATAGATCTTTTGTCTCAGGAAATATATTCCTCACTTCAGATAATGGTTTGCCTATCCATGTAGTTGCACAAAGAGCTAATGGAAAATTACAAATTTTTAAAAACGGATCAATTGCCAGAGATGGAAATGGAAACATAGCATCTAAACTTGATACTACTGGAATTTGTCAAAATAAAAGTAATATAACGTTATTTAAAAAACAAAACCCTAACGGTACTTATAATTCTTCTAATTCTAATTTTGCGGCTCTAGCAGGATTTTCACCCCAACAATTACAAATATGGAATCAGGGAATGACTACCACTCAAATAGCCCAAATTTCAGAATCCTTTACAGGTACTTACCCAATAGGTAATATATTCTATGATAATGGATTTGCGGTTTTAACCCACCCTAAATATATGGAATTATTTAATGGTGGTACTTTAAATTCTTTATCATATAAAAATACTCATTTAATTACTGAATATGAATATCAGTGTACCATGAATGAAAATGAGTTTGAATTTACTAATAACCAATCTGTAAGAAAAAAAGGTAATATAGAAAGTGAAGAATTAGCAGGTTTTGCTACTGGGTCAGCTTTTAAACCATACGTAACAACAGTAGGTTTATATGATGACGATTATAATTTACTAGTAGTAGGAAAATTAGGACAACCAATTAAAGCAAGTAGTGAAACAGACACTACATTCGTTATAAGATTTGATACATGATAATACCAGAAAGTTATGAACAATTCCCAGAAGGCACATATGGATACGTTTACCAAACAACCCATATCCCTACTGGAAAAAAATATATTGGCAAAAAGTCATTAATATACAACCAAAAGAAAAAAATTGGTAAACGCGAAGCCGCCCTATGGGAAGGTAAAGGTAGACCACCAGTTTATAAGCAAGTTCAAAAAGAAAGCGATTGGAAAACCTACTATGGTTCTCATCAATTTATCAAAGATGAAATTAAGGAGGGTAACCAATCACATTTTGAACGTATAATTTTACAATTAGCTTATTCTAAAAAAGAATTAACTTATTTAGAAAATAAAGCATTATTTACTTTAGGTGTTTTGGAATCTGAAGATTACTTAAATGATAACATTGAAGGAAGATACTTTAAGAGGGATTTTGGCCTTTGACCTTTCTTTCATATATTTAAGGGATGAAGGAAGATCGCCTTATATATTTACTAGAAAGTCTATTAGGAAAAAGCAAAAGCGCACGAGGAGGAGACGAGGCCGTATTTAGCTGTCCTAATTGCAACCACCATAAGAAAAAACTTACACTAAATAAATTAACCCAAAAATACCAATGTTGGGTTTGTGGCTTTAAAGGTGCTAGAGCAATACAACTTCTTAAATTTATTAAGGCTCCATATACAGCGTTTCAAGAATTAAAAGAAATTGACGCGCAGTATAATTTTAAAACCACACATATAGAAAAAAATAAAGACCAACTTCAATTACCTGAAGGATTTATTACACTAATTAAAGGTAAAGGCTTAATTAGAGATAAAGCATACCATTATTTAAAATCCCGAGGAGTTACAGCACAAGATATAATAAAATACAATATAGGATATGTTGAAGAAGGTAAATTAGCTAACTTTATAATAATACCAAGTTATGACAGACACGGAACCCTCAACTACTGGGTGGGTCGCTCGTTTGATCCGCAAGCTTACCACAAGCACAAGCTTCCGCCAACATCAAAAGATATTATTGGCTTTGACATGCTTTGTAACTTTAATATTCCTATTATCATTTGTGAAGGT